GCTGCCATCAATCCCGCTTGTGACACTTGCCCTTTCTTGTCGAGCATCATCAAGTTGTGTCGGGCTATTTCTTCTTGCGTTAGGCTTTGAATCCGCACCTTTGCACCGTCGCCAAGATCGACAACGTCGAAGCGTCGATTGCAAAACCCAAGTAACTCAATCTTCGTCAGGCTCATCGTTTTCCTCTGCTTGCTCCGGGTACAAAATGCTTGGCGGTACTGACTCGATGCGGCTTTGTTTTTCGCCGCGGATCCGTGCCACTTCCGCACAAATGGCGGCACGGTCAACTTCGTGAAAGTGCCCAAAGAAAGAAACGTGTTTGCCTTCTTTTGGCACCCATCCGCAATGGGATCCGTTAACGACCAACGCCCACTGCGGAAACTCAATTGCTTCGCCAGTTAACGAGTAACTCGCCACGTGCGGCAATAATTCGACGCTTAACTTGCTCATGTGTAGGTGGGTCCCGTCGCGCCATCGAGCTTGATCGTCAGCGTGCCCTGACTGATCTGGTTATTGACGAAAGTCGGGTAGCCCTTTTCGGTGACGAAGCCGGTCCCGCTAAGGCTCCTTGCAGTGGTCGCAGTTCCGTCTTTGGGAAACGTCAACGTCCACGTATCCCTCGCACCGATTGCCGGCGGGTTCGTGTTGGTCCAGTTGATCGTTACCGAGATTTCCGGCGTGTCGGCGAGGTCGCCAACTTGGTAACGCATGAAAGTAGTCGTTTGCCCAAGCGTCGAAATGTCCAGAGCCTCGATCGATTCGCTGCCACCGCTGATTTCGACGATATCGAGCGATGCGGTGTAAGTCGTTGCGGTAAGGGTTGCCCCACGTCCTGCGATTGGCATGTTAAACAGCCTCCAAGTAGGTCAGAGAATAGTCCTGCGACGAAACGTAACGAAGTTCATGCGTGCCATCGATCGGCGATTCGGTGAAATCATTTCGGCCGCTTGCCAGCATGACACAGCGAAAATTGACGCCAGAATAAACGCCTAGCATGTCGAGTACCCCGCATGTGCGGATGGCTTCGCAAATTGCGGTGCACGCTGTTCGGCTTGCGGCGTATGCTCTTACCTCGACAATTGCCTCTGCCATTCCGGCCTTGCTGCCGTTGATGTTTTCATGGTGAAGCGTGCTTATGCGGTGATACGTGACCGCTGGCATGGTCGTCTTTTGCAATAGTTCGTCCGGAATCATTCGGTCGCCAATCAAAGCGGATACCCCCGCTTGAGCGACAACGAAAGCCCGAAAAGCTGTGCCAGCGTCAGCCAATTGAAAACCTCCGAGCCATGTTCCTTTTGATTGCTCTCCGCATCGCGGTTACCAGCGCCCTGACTTGTTGTGGGCGTGTTTGGTGCGAAGCGTCTTCTAGGAATCGGTCTTCCTTGCGGCTGCGATTGCCGGGTCCAAACGATCGCTTGCCCCAGTAGACTTGCTCTTTTGTGTTGCCCGTCTTTGATCTCGGCACTGGAGAAATAAAGTTTGCCTTGTTGCCCCAGGGCCTTTGCGGTCCAACCATTACCGAGACAACAGTTCCCATCATGTCGTCGAGCACTTTGGAAACGATTAAATCTTTGAGTTGATACGGATACCACTTTGTGCGAGACGATCCTGTTTGCCGGTTGCTGGTGCCGTTTTTTCGCCCGTCTGGTGCCAACTGCTTTGCCTTGTCTTCAACTACTTTTGACGCTGCCGGGAGTCCAGCATTAACGGCGGCCCGCCTGACTTCTTCCGGCAAACCTCGCGATATGTTGTCGATGATCTTCTTGTCAAACCCGACAATCACGCCAAATCTCGCTTTCGTTTTTCGCGGTGCCATTATTCGACCACCTTGCAATGACAATCTAGGTAGCGGTCGCGGCCTTCAATCGGTTGCACAAAGACGATCCCAAACGCTTGGCCGTTGTACAAAATGCGATGCTGTGGCGCGTATTCGTCGCGATAACGAACCGTGAATACTGCGTTGATGCCCTCATTAACTTGTGAGCCGCGAAAGACTTGCCCGCCACTTACCGCGGCGTAGTCTGCCGGCTCGCTTTGGTAGACCGTTGTCCAAGTTGCGATCGACTGCCCGGCATCATCAAGGCTGTCGACATGCTTCTGTAGCACTACGCGGTATCGCATGTTCGCGACACTAAAACGACGGGGACGGCCGATCATGGGTAGCTACTCCGCATGTATTGCCGGGCCAAATCGTCGTAATGCCTCAGGTCATACAACCCATCGTTGTCACCGGGATTCTTGTCGAAGTAGTACACCACAAGCGAAAGCATTGCGGCCTTAGCCATTGCCGGCACTTCCAGCGGATCCGATGTGCCTGCGGTAAAATTGACCGTCACCGCGTCATATCTTGCGGAGGTGTCTGGCCATTCTTGCTCATAGGCAAGCCGCACAACGTTGTCATAATCATCGAACGTGTATAGCGATGCCGATGCCGTTTGTGCGGCGTTGTTCGCGTCGAAATAACTGATCGACGAAACTGCACTAACGCCAAGCGGCAACAATTCCAGCGGATCCGCAAACGCATCGAAAACTTGACGAAATGTTCCCGCTGTGGTTGCGCGCTGCGTATCGCGTTCCCATTTCTCACGGGCCGCCTGGATAAGCAAAGTCAGCCGCTCATCGTGTGTGCCGTCGCCGGTGCCGATGTTCAATGCCTGCTTGGCCTGCAATAGGCTCACCGGCTCGCTTGTCGGTTGCGTTAGTCGCTTCCATTTCGGGACTGTCAATTCCATTCTGTACGATCTCGCAAAATCCGCGGCGGGTCAAAAGGTCGGCTTGTCCCCAGGTCACTAAGTGGCGTTGATCTTTCCGAATCAAAAACCAGTCCCGAAGAAAAACCACTGTCACGTAATCAGGAGGCGCTATAACCATTCGCTGCCCGCCATTCCTTCGGGTAGAGGTGTTTGACTTGCATCTGTTCGTCGAAAACTGTGATCATTTCTTCCATATGGCCGATGCTACAACCAGGATCCATGTAGAGCGAGTTGCCGGCTTCGCCCCATGCTTTCCAAAACGATATGTCGGCGTCGATTTTGTCTGTGTGAGTCCACGTTCCATCCGGTCCTGGTCGATCTGCAAACCACGGCAGCGGCACTGTCGCAAGCTTCCGCATGTCCAAAACAGTCAGCCCAAAATGTGCTGTCGATACTTTGAACGGCTCGCCCGTGATCGTCAGTGTCGATTCTCCGCAACTTGCTAACGGGTAGTGACAACCTCTCTTGCACTGCAGGGCCGCCAATGCGTCGATGCCGCAATCGGGCCGCACAATCACGCCAAGCAATCTTTCGATGTGCCTGTGCGTAAACATGCTGTCGCCGTCGATCGTGATTGCGTAGTCGATGCCGTATTTCAAAGCGTCGTGTAGCATGTTTTGCATACACTGGCCGTAGAATACGCCGCCGCTTACCTGCATCGGGATCCCAAGCGTTCGCAATGCGATCTCGATGTGATTTCTCGCCATGCTGTTCTCATAACGGGCCGCCGTCATGAAGGCATGTACTTTGACTTTTGTTTCCATTCCCTTTTGCTCCGGGTGTTGGTGTATTAGCTCAAGACGGCACTGCCGCCAACGTCGGCAACTGCACTTGGCCTGATTTCCTTGTCCTCCAACGCTACCCCGCCGTAGATGACGGTGTCATTCGTGGTCGTGCCCGGAGTGACTTTCACCTGCACATATCGCTTGACGCTTCCGTCAAGGTTGATATGCGAGACGCTAATCACGCCAGCGGTTCCACGGCTAACGCTGCGATTTAGGGCAGCATCGAAGGTCGCGAATGCCGTAGCCGCGTCCGTATCGCTGTGGGCGAATTGCAAGGCCGGTGCGGCCGCGTTCGTGTTGAGGTTCGCTGAGAAGCTCAGCGACACACAAAGATTCTTCGCGCCTAGCGTGTCGATTGACTTTGCCGCGGTCGTAGTGGCAGCGGCTGCCGGTGCGAAAACAAGTTCCTGATAAATCGGCTGAAGGCTTTTCATATTGTTTTTCCTGTCGGTGTTTTGTTTGTGTCAAAGGGGCCGGCCAGCATTCGCCAACCGGCCCCAACCCTGCCCGGAGCAAGGGAAGGATTATTGAAGCTCGATGGCAACCATCGGGCCGGCATTCGTTGCGTCTCCGCGTTCGTGAACGTCGATGTCGAATCGTTCGGTGCCCTTGAGCCCGATTGCGTCTTGCTTCCAGTAGACAGAGCTATCGGAACTAATCGTGACCCCTCGACGATTGCCGAAGGTTGCCGCCATTGAAAGATCGCCGAAGTATGCGACGATCGTATCGGCAAGCGATCCCGAAGAGTTCGGAAGCACTTGAGCAAACCGAACCGGGTAGCCCAGGAATGACAACTGCGGCGACCCCGCGATATTGTCGACCATGTTTCCGCCCGCTGCGAATTGCAATCGTGCCATCGAGAGGTGATACGCCGCACTCGACACGTACCACGCCGGCGAAATGCCGGGAAACTGCGGCAACTTAGCCACCGCGGCCTCAAAGTCAGCAATCACCATAGCGGCAAACGTTGTAGAACTTGCGGTCTTAGCAATCGAGCCTGCAGCAAGTGCAGACTTGAGCCCGACCATTCCACCATACGTCGAGGTGCCGTCTCCGTTGAATCCGCACTGGTCTTCCTTTTCCGCGAAGCTCAGGGCGAATTCAGTCGATACCAAATCGGCCAGCGCGACAATCGCATCTTCGTCAAGTTCGCTTGAAACTTGCGTCAAAACGCCAAGCTTTTTGGCCTCCAATTTGATTTGGTCGAACTTCATATCGGAGGGGGTAATCTCGTCGTTTTCGCCAACGAAGTACGACGTAAAACCACCTGCACGCCGCGGGATCAGCACGCTGGAAGATCCCATCGGATAGACCCGAGCGTACTGGCGGAATACGCCACGCTCTTCGACAAGTCTGATAATCGACGCCTCCAGCGGTTCAGGCACAACGTAGCCGCCTTTCGTGTTGTCGCCGACCGAATGTGCGTTGACGATCAGCCCTTTGTCACGGCAATAGTCCATCGAAGGCCCGTGCCCGTAGATTGCGGCCGCACAAAATAGGCCGGCGTCGACGGCGTCTTGATGGCTCTCAAAGTTCTTGGCCTTGCCGCGGTACTTCTTCGTGTTGACAACGGTCGCCGGAGGATCCCCAAGCCTCGGAGTCGGTGCGGACGCCTGCGCCCTGGTGATTTCCATTCGGGTCGCGACATGCTGCCATTGCTTTAGCTGTGCGTCGACCGCTCCAAGCTCTCCGAGGTCGCTTTCGCTTTTGCCCTGAATTGCGACAAGCCGTGCCGATTCGTCGCCGGTAAGATCGCGGTCGGCTTCTTTAGCCACCGCTAAGATTGCTTCGGCTTCGGCGTAGAGTTCATTCCGCTTGGCCTGTAGCCCTTCGATTCGTGCCTTTAGTTCCATTTGATCAGCCTTTGATTGGCGGCCGATCATGTCCTAAAAAGCCAAACGGCCTGGATTTAATCGGCCGCGGTTTGGTGTTTGTCCAAATCGCCGCCAATCGAATCCGGCCGCTAACGAGTTGCCAGAATGCGATAGAGTCGTCGTGTGCTATTACGGTAGCAAATTGCTACCGCTTGTCAACTGTTTTTTCTGAGCCTCAGCTTTGCCGATTCACGTGCGAACGGGTACGGCGTCCGATCGCCTGCCTTTTGGGCCCTGGCGATTGCTGCTGGAATGTTGCGATACTTTGCCGCCACGGGCTCTACAGCTTGCCCGTCAATCGCATCAATCAGCCCCGCATCTAGTGCCTGTTGTGCTGTGTACCACGTTTCGGCGTCTAGCATCGCCTTGATTTCGTCGCGGCTCTTTTCCTTACCTCGCTTTTTGTAAGCTTCGTCGTAAATTGCCACGACTCGTTCTTCGTGGATGTCCAAAGTGTCTGCAATCTTGCGAAGCTCTTTAGCATTGCCTGACGCAAACATCATCCACGGTGAGTGAAGCATAGCCGCCGCACCCCTCGCCATCGTCAACGATTCGCCGGCAAGCATAATCACCGAAGCGATTGAGTAGGCCGAAGAGTCGACGACTACATCCACGCCGCCCGGATGTCTACGGATCATTTCGTAAATTGCAATTCCCTCATCGACCACGCCGCCCCCGCTGTTGATCCGCACCGTAGCCCTGCCGGAAATCGCGTTCAACGCTTCCTGCACGGCACCAGCGTCGATCATGCCAAACCATTCCGGGCCGATGTAATCGTACAAAAAAATCTCTTTCGTTGACGTGTTGTAAGAAAACATCAGCAGCCCTCCAAGGTTGGCAATAGATCGTTGCGGACAAAAAGAGAATTGACACGGCTCTTTGCAATCAGCGTGTAGCCGTACCAGCGAATGCGTTTTTCAATTTCTTTTGCGGGTGCTTGAATTGAAAACCCATCGACAATCAATCCAAGACACCACCGCGGCGGTAGCCCTTCCGGCTCGCACCTGCCGTACCGCGGACCAAATTCGTCATAGTGTTCGACCATCATTACTTTAGGCTTGCCGCACCTAAGCACTTCCTCAGCGATCGGCCAATCTTGCCCGTCCACGTCGACCACAACGAAACTTCGAGACAGTTCCAATCCATCTAGCAGCCTTGCGTCAAAAAAACCGTGGATAACAGCCGCTTTTCGGGTCATTTTAAGCGCGTTTTGCCGTAGTTCATCGGCCTCAAAAAGCACTGTTTTAACGCCTTTTTCGAGCAAAAAGCCAAGCGTAAGCGGTAGTGATTGACCGTCGCCAGCCCCAATTTCAACCGCTAAATCAGGGTCAAAACGCTCCGAAAGTGCCTCAAGGATGCCAGTTTCGCCGAATTGCCAGCCGTCTGCACGGTCGTTTAGCCACTCAAAACGCAGTTCGGTTGCCACCATTGGCGATTGTGTGCCGGTCATTGTGCCACCTCGCCTTCGCTTTCGACAATATCAGCCCAGTATCCACGCTTTCTTTCGCTGGTCAGCATCTTTCCGCTGTAGCGGTAAATCACGCGACCGTGATTATCTCTGTTTGGAATGCCGGTAGCCAAATCTCGGTCAAGCCTGTAGCCAACCGAAAAGTATTTCACAGAATTGTCAGTCAAGACGCACTGCGGAATGCAATAAAAGTTTGTCAAGCGGGTTGCATCAACTTGCTCGTCGGTTCCATCGATCGGCCCGGCTATAAAAACCCTTGTCGTAATCATTTGCTATTCTGCTCCGAAATAGCGGTCAGGATTTGGTCAACACGGGAATCCCAGCCCGCGACCGTTTCGCCAACGATGGCAACGAGTTCGGTTTCGTCTTTGGCTTGTCCGGCTGCGTCAAGTAGTGCGGCCTTGCTGGCATCAGTGTAATCGGTTGCGATTGTCTCCGCTGCGATCTCGCTGCGATCGTCTAACAGTGGCTTGATCGCATCCGAAATCGTCGAGGTGAATCTATTGTAAAAGCTATCGACCCAGTCGACAAAGTTTTTCGATTTGCATCCTTTGATGACTCGGTTTTTTTCTACCGATTGAACCCTTGAAATGACCACCCGCATCGCCCTTGCCCCGGTGTCGCTTTCGTCCACGTCGTCTTCGGGGTCGTCGTCTTCGTCCATCTGGTCGCCGGTGCCCGGAGTGATAGCCGGATTGGCGTAGACGTCGCCGCCCTCGTAGGGGTTCAAATCAAGCAGTTCGCGTGCCTCGTTTGGCGAATAGATACGAGCGTTGATGCCTGTCGACAAACTGTTGATCGTTGTCGAATAGTCGGTACGCAATAGTGCTCGGTCGTGAAATTTGAAATAAAGCACGTCAGCCGCTTGTTCGCGTTCGGTCAATAGCTTGCGGTCTAATTCTTCTTCCCAAGTCTTAAGCCACTTTGCCAAGCAGTTCGATAAATAAGCCAACGTCCGCTGCTCGATGCCGTTGTAGCTTGTCGAATCGTCGCCCAAGATCGTCTCAATTGAAAACCACAACGCAACATCTTCGCGGCTGAACTGTCGGCTGTCATTGATTTCGGCGTCTCGGCCGTTCATTGAAACCACATGAGCCTTAATGCCTTCGCGCAATAGCCCAATGTTGCCGTTGGCCTCTGGTCCGGCGTGCTGGCTGCGAAAGTCGCTTAGGAATTTCCTTGCCTCTCTTTCGTCTTTCAAAATGTTTGCCGGTGCCTCAAGCAGCATTGACGATCTAAATCCGCTGTTGAACCCGCTTTTAACAAGCTTATCCGCTGCGATGCCGATCGCCCAATTATCGTTCGCGATCTTCCATAGCGAAAACCCTGCAAACCCGTCAAAGCCAAGCCCCGGAAAGTGGCACATTTCACTGTCCGAAATAACCATCAAGCCGCCGCTGCCGGGGATGTCGGGATCGGCTGGCATGTCGATGCCTCGATACTTGCGGATCGGCTCGTCTTTGTGGCTATCGTATAGATACCATTTCTCACCTTGCCACATGACGATCGCCATCTTTGCAGAGTCCAGCGGTAGCAAGTCGAGGATGCGAGAGTTCGCGGTGGTGCCGGCCCTGCGGATCCACGCGAAGCCATTGCCATACATTAAACAATTTGCCTGTAGTGATTGCTTGAATTGCATCGGCGTCTGATAGTAATTTGGACGCTTTTTGCAAAGCATGTAACGATAGTCGTCGGTCGCACGCTCGGCCCCGCGTTCTAGTCCGCGATGGAGCACTAGCGGCAACTGCCCCATGTGCCCGCTGATCTTGTTGACGGCATACCATACCGGTGCATAGCTCATCGCCTTTACTGGCGAAACTATTTTCTTATTTTCATCGTTTACGAGTGCATCGAACCAACCGTTGAAAATGCGGCCGATGTTGAGCAGTCCTGCCATGTTTTAATTCTCCCTAACTGATAAACATCGAACCATGCGCACGGGCGCGGGTAGACATGCAAGCACGAAATGCCATGACCACCGCAACCACCGGGTCAATCTTGTCGCGGCTATTTGATTTGTCAAACATCCATCTATCCGCCCGATCCCTGACGATTACCGCGTTTTGTACGCAATATCTTAGCAAGGAATCGCTTCCGCTGTGCGAGAATCGCCCTTCGGTGATCGCTTGCAAGAATGCTCGGATAGGCTCGTTAAAATGAAGGTAATTCTGAGGCATACGAATAGGTTTAAGCCCTTCTTGCTCAAGATGCCCCGCAATCACATTTGCCTGATAAGGGTCGAATGCAATTTCCGATATGCTCCAATCTTCGCATTCTTTGATCAAGTCATCCCGGAGTGAATCAAGAGCATACTTGCCAACGTCGATTAGTCCCTGCGAAATAAACGACGCGAAAGGCTGTAGCGACAAGTCGCGGCGGGTGTCTGCAAACATATACGATCGCTGTTTGCACTCATAGCGATAGATTGGCCTTTCGTCTTCATCCTCGCCAACCCTGAATCGTGCAACCACCGCCCAGGATGCCAAGTCGTCGCGGCCGCCTAGGTCAAACCCCGCTGCGATCGCGTCGGCGTCTTCCCAGTCGGTCAATCCGGTGCCAAGTTCATCCCATCGCCGCACGTCAATGGCGTGCTCTGTGGACGATGTCATGCGGTTGCAATGGTAGCGCAAGAATCGATTCTTGGCTGTTTGCTTGGCCTTAGCTTCCGCGGCTTGCTCTCGTAGATAATCAAGCTTTACCGATTGCCCTAAGCCGGGATTCGCTTTGATCCATGTCGATTCGTCAAAGGGGTCGTCATCGTCATCGAGTTCGGCAACGTAGGCGAATAACTGCGGATCCGCTGCCTGTTGCTCTAGGATCAATTTGCAATACCCAACTTCGTCTTTCCATAGCTCCGATTTGTCGTCTCCAGCGGTGGTGATCGTGCAGAGTATCGGCTGTCGCCTTGCACCGGATCCGGTCCGCATGGTGTCATAGAATTTTCGGTGACGTTCTACCCAAGCATGAAGCTCGTCTAAAAAGATTGCGTGCGGATTTAGACCGTCATAAGGTTTATCACTTCCGAGCGGCCTGATAAGGCTATGGGTAGCCGGAAATTGAATAACACTAACGCGGCTGTCGGCGTGCTTGCTTAGTGTCTGCGATGCCGCGATCATTTGTTTCGCATCGGTAAACAGAATCGCCGCTTGCTCTCGCTTGGTCGCTCCGATGTAGACTTCCGCTGCCGCTTCACCGTCGAAGAATGCAAACAGGATCGCAAGGCCGGCCGCCCACGTTGTCTTACCGTTCTTTCGTGCAACCGACACGAAGGCTCTGCGGAATCGGCGAAAGTCGGTTTGCTCATGCTTCCATCCGATTATGTTGGCCGTGACAAACTTTTGAAAATCACAAAGCTCAATCGGCTGCCCAGCCCATTCGCCTTTGTAGTGCCTGAAGATTAACGGGAAGATTAGACAAGCGTTTTCGGCAAGTTCCCAATCGAAGTAATAATCACCTGGATCGGCTAGGTCGCGCAAAAACCGCTCGCAAGCTAGGCGGACCCACTTGCCGGCGGTGGTCTTGCCACTGACGACGCCTTCGGCATATGCCATGACGTCGCGGCGTATGTCAACCGTTTGCTGCGACAACCTTTTTCGTTTGCATCCTCTTGAGCATTTCGAGCACTGGATCCGCGTCCTCTTCCGTCTTTCCCGTTCGCACCCGCGACCGGGCTGCAGGCGTAAGGCCAAACTCAATGCAGATTTTCAGAATCTTGTCCGTCAACGCGTCCCATTCTTTCTGTGCGGGGTGGACGCTCGGCACGCCCTTTTCATTCGTGACGATCAGCCCTTCTTCGTTGACAATTTGCCAGCACTGATCAGCACGGGCACATGCCTTGGCGTATTGGGTCATTTGCTTCTGGTACGAGGGGCTTAGCGTGCCCATGCCGCTGAGGATCTCGGCGACTTCGTCCCAAGCTTTGTCCGCTGCAGGATTGTCGGCTACCTCGTGCGGCTTGACCGGGCAGCCGGCAAGCGGCTTGGCTGCGTCGGTGATCCGGCGTTGCGGATTTTTATCGTAGGCCCCGCTTCGCTCTAGTTCTTCGGGCGGCTTTCTAGGTCGTGCCATTTGCGGGCCTCTGTTTGGCGTAACGCGAGCGGATCATTTCGCGTTCTATGATTTGACGGATCTCTGCTTGACTCGCTTTTGGGGCCATTTGCGGGGCTCTGGTGCGGTCAAAATCGGACAAAAAGCGGCGGATCTCGTTTTGTGGAGGCAAAAGCGAAGG